AATGATATTGCCGTTGGAATTGTACCGCCTACAAGCACCTCAGTAGAGGTAGGTTGTAGGTTAAAATGACCCGCCGGTATCCATAGTGTGCCAGTGGCTCTATCAAGAAGCCGGACGAGATCACCTTGGCTCATTCCCCGTGGATTGATTTTAGCCATTGTGTTATTCTCCTATTAAAAGCCCTATGTAAAGTACCGTAGTGACGGTTTACGTTTACGACGGGATCTTTTCTTTTTCTTTTTACCCTTAGAGCCACCCTTCTTATCTCCTGCCATAGACATTGCTATCGCTACAGCTTGATCTTGAGAATAGCCCTCTTTTTTAAGTTTTCTAATTTTTGCGCCGACATCCACTACTATCCCTTGGCCGGCTTTGGCATCTGACCCTGTGCCTGCTGCATCATCATCTGAGCCATCTTTTCCTCTTCTATCGTCTGCTTGATGTCATCAGCCGATTCAATGTCCGACAACTCCAGCCACAACGGGAATAGCGATTGAAATCCCATCTGAATCATCTGGCCTACCTGCTCCGCCTTCATCGCCCGCATTGTGGGTGAGTTCATTCCGTCATCCAACTCAACATCAAAATTGGTGTTGGTGAAATTGCTCAGGAAACGGTTGATTACCGCCTGCTCCGGCTGGTCCTCTTCCTTTATCTGATAACCCAAAATGCGATTGATCTTTTCCGGCGTCCAGAACTGCTGCATATTGCGAATACATAACTCTAACACCTGACGCTTGGTTTTATCCAAATTATCCATCTGCTCCTCTAGCGTCAGCATTCCCTGACGAATCCGTGTCTGAGCTGCAAAACCGGACTCCTTGGAAGAAGTGGCTTTGCCCATCAATGGATCTGTGGCGCCAGAGATCTCCTTGGCATCAATGGCCGCCCGCTCTTCCATCGCTGCCGCCGTGGAAACCAACGACAGATGTGAAGTAGACCACTGCTGCATAAAATCGGAAATACGCTTTCCCTTCATCCCCGGGATGCCGACCCATTCCCCAGCCGATGACGCTTTATTCATCTGATCTGGTGAAATAGTGCCTTCAATAAAAACACCGCCGCCCCGAGGTGTGCGGTTTAAGATGTCCAGCGCCTGTGACCGTCGTTTGTTCTTCTCACGCTGAGGATCCTTCATATTTTCCACCAGCCCGAAAGTTTCCATAATGCCACCGACATCCTCAAAATAATAGAAATACGGCACCAGAGGAAACTGATTGTGCGAATATGGATTGGTCTGCCGATCTATCAACAAACGCCCACCACTGAAAACAGTCACATAAGTCTTGGGCACTGAACGTGCCAGAATGTTAAAATCAATCCGTGGAATCGGCTCGCGCTCAATCGCCTCCATCTTGGCCTCCGCCATACGATACCTGGCAATAGCCTCTTCCGCCTTACGCTTGGAATCGTAACCAGTGTCAGACATCTTGTTAGTCTGCTGATTAACCAGATAATACTCCGTCTCCCAATCACGCTCCCATAACTCTACTACCCGTGCCCGCTTCTTGATCTTGTCAATATAAGTCGCCTCGTTAATGAACGAACCGGTAGTATAACGCGAACCGTACTCTACATCTATATCAGACTCTTCCGGCGGCGTGGTGTCAAGATCAGTTGCCATTATATCTTCAATCTTGGTCAAGTCCGACAATTCATCAGGATAAAGACTCTTTAACTTGGATAAGGTTAACCACTTGGTCCGCGCCAAACGCGACCATTGCGAAGTGTCCGGCGAATCAGCCTCGGGATCTATCAAAACGTGCGCCCACGACTCACGCTTAACAAAAATCTCACCGGTAAACTCTAGCCCCGGCTCCACATAAATATCAACCCAGCCACGTCCAGTAATAACACCGTCCTTGTGTATGCGGGAAAAAACATTCTGCATCTGCTTGCCACGATCAAGATAAAAAAGCAGTGACGTGATTAACTCCGCCTCTTCATCATCACTGAACTCTACTGGACGAGCCTTCCACCTGGTACGCTGCTGACGCTCTATTCCTACCACCAGATTGACCTTGGGCTTGATAATGTTTAACTGCAACGGCGGACGATTCTCATTACGCAACTTATCTAAATCATCGTTCGACCACTGACCCTCACCAAAACTGCCGGTGTAAAAACGCGACGCCTCTTTGGCAGATTCAATAAAATCCTTTTCCGCTGAAAACATTGCGTCAAAAACTTCGTGCAATACCTGTAATGTGTCAAAATCGCTCATATACCCATCCAACTATTGTCGCCCTTACCCCGCATCGCTAACCTGTACCAGTCCACACCCCAGTCAACTTGCTTTTTCACTGGCCTGGCATCTTCAACGTAATGCACCAAATACCGCAAGCAATCCATCGCGTGATCATTAACCTTGACCGCCTCTTCAAATAACGGCCTGTCACCGTGACCGTACCGCAATTCCTTCCACTTAAAATCAATTATCTCCTCACGCAATGGCTCCATCTGAGGTACATTGAAAAAAACTAACCTGGCATAACCGTCATCCGCAGGACTTAAATAACGCCCCACACGATCATACCCCGCCCGCTTATCATTCTTGGCCGGCTCCCAGTAAATACCGTAATCACCCCACTCATCAGCAATCGTCATACCGTCACGCTCAGTACGCATAATCGACGGATCTGCTAAAAATGTGTAACGCACATCCTTGCGCAACCTGTCCTTAACCATTACCGCTAACTCAGCAATCGGAGTCTCAACTTCGTAAATCAAATTGTAAATGAAAATCTTGCCCTCATCATCCGTGGCTGCAAATATAATTGCCGAAGGATTCTTGTAACCGTAATCATATACCACATAATGATTGTACCACGCCGGAATGTTCCACGGCTTTATGAAATGTACCTTCTCATCAAACATCGGATAAACTAATCCGGCAAAATCATCCCAATTACAGTAAACATACCGCTTTACCCACGCAGCGGGCATACTCAATAACTCAGTAATGTAATCGGCAGGCAAATAAGGATTGTCAGAATACGCCCGCACCTCCGCCTCAGTAACTGGAGCCTCAACACCCGGCGACCAAGTACGAGTCTCTATTAAACGGTACTTCTTCGGCACTCGATTACCATCCTTCTTCCAACGCTGCCATACCCAATTGTGTCCCGCAGGATTACAGGTGTGAAACGAACAACGCATACTACCCTTGCGACGCAACTGACCCGCCGCCGCAATAAATGTGTTCTCAGGCACCTCCTCTAACTGATCAAATGCGAAAAAACCCAGGTTCAATGACTTGATCCTCTGTATCGCATCACGCGAATCATCTAATGCCATATAAATAATCCGCGACCCATTCTTGAACTCAATCAAATGATCCACAGGCCGATGACGCCTTATCGTGTCACCAGCTATATCTAATAACTGCAATAACGTGGACTTCTTGAACGCATCTAATACCTTTCGACCCATTAACCCTAAATTGCCCTTGATCTCTACCGACTGCTTTATCGCCTCTACACACATCGCATCAGTCTTACCAGTACCAAGACTGCCCGCCATTAAATGATGCTTCGTGTAACCAGTATACAAATGATACTCCTCCTGATGCGATAAAGGCTCGCTGGGCGAGCCGTCCTCATCAGTGTAACCACAGTAAATATCGCCGGTCATCTGCTCCCTGTCAATACGTAACAACTATTCTGACCCACTACGCTTCCGCCCAATCTCCTAGAAATAAAGCGTCTACCTGACTGGTAGATACATCTAAAACTTCCATCGCACTTATATATACCTCCGGCGGGAT